CGTTTTTCCTTGATCAACGATCTTGGAGGTGTGAACGTGTCACCTCGCGCAAACCACCTCCGACTTGCCAAATCGGGCGATTCGAGCCCGGCGCGTAAGACCGTCGCCGAGGCGGCCGAGTCCGGTGACCACCGTGCTCTGCTGGTGGCGATGCGGGATCGGATCGCCAAGACCGTCTCCGACCCCGACTGCCCCCCACGGGACCTGGCCGCGCTAACCCGTCGGCTACAGGAGATCGCGCGGGAGATTCAGCAGCTGGACGCACGCACCAGCGAGGTGAAGGTGTATGCCGGCGACCCTGACAGCGAGACCTGGGACGAGGCGGCTATCTGAGGTCGCCAAGCACCTGGTTCGCCCGTCGGGGATCGTCACCACGGGCTGGGGACCGGTCCGCCGCCGTTGTGAGGCTCTGGGTATCGGGTTCGACGCGTGGCAGGACGGCGCGGGCCGGCTGATNCTGGCCAAGCGCGCGGATGGCCGGTACGCGGCCACGGTCGGCGGGGTTGGGATATCCGCCCCNCGCCAAGTGGGCAAGACGTACCTCGTTGGTGGCATGACGTTCGCGCTGTGCATCGACCAGCCGGACCTGACGGTGATTTGGACCTCTCACCATGCGCGGACGGCCGCCGAGACGTTCCTGGCCATGCAGGGGTTCGCGCGCCGGCCGCAGATCGCACCGCATATCCGGGCGGTGTACCGCGGGTCGGGCGACGAGGAAGTGCGGTTCCGTAACGGTAGCCGCATCTTGTTCGGTGCCAGGGAGCGCGGGTTTGGTCGCGGGTTCGCGGGCGTTGATGTCCTGGTGTGCGATGAGGCGCAGATCCTCACCGACAAGGCGCTGGACAACCTGCTAGCGACGATGAACACCGCGCCGAACGCGCTGCCGTTGTTCATGGGCACGCCACCCACGCCGACCGACCCGTCCGAAGCGTTTCGGCGGATGCGGTCGGACGCCCTGTCGGGTGAGTCGGACGACATCCTGTGGATCGAGTTCGGCGCCGACGACGACGCGGACGCTGACGACCGGGAGCAGTGGGCGAAGGCCAACCCTAGCTTCCCGCACCGCACGCCGGAGGCGTCGATGCTGCGGCTTCGCCGTAAGTTGACCACCGATTCGTGGATGCGTGAAGGTCTCGGCGTCTGGGATCATGACGGGCTCGGAATACTGCCGGGGTGGGGCAACCTGTATGTGAACGCGGTTCCGCCACCGCCGACGGCGATCGGTATTTCGGTGTCGCTGGACGCTGCGTGGGGGTCAATCGCCTCAGCTGACGTGTGGCCGGACGGGAGGGTGAATCTGTCGGCGGTGGACCGCAGGCCGGNCACCGCATGGCTGGTGGCCGAGGCGAAGCGCATCCAGGCCGAGCACGGTTGCGAGGTTGTTCTGGATGAGAAGTGCCCGGACGCGACGTTGATCGGAGCGTTGGAGNACGCGGGCGTCACGGTCACGACGATGAAGCTGCCGGATGTGGTCGCGGCGTGCTCGGAGCTGGTGAACAGGGTGCGCGACGGAAGGGTGACCCATCAGCGCACCACCGACTTGGACGACGCCGTGGCCGTCGCGGATTGGCGGGACGTGGGGGACGGCCGGCGGGTGTTCGGCCGGCGCAAGTCGTCCGGGCCTGTGGATATGTTGGAGGCGGCGACGTACGCCCTGTGGGGTGCGCTGAATCCGCGGATGCCGGCGATCTACTGAGGGGAAGGTGTGATGGGCTTCTGGTCGAGGCTGCGCGGCGACCATAGCGGCATCACGCCGAACGCCAACGATCCGGCTCCGTCGCCAGGAACGGTGTCTGAGCCTGATTGGCGCCCAGGCGACCCGGACGGCTTGGTGCTGGAGGGNGANGAGACGTTCTCGCGGTCGTTGCCGTTTCCGTCTCCGTCGCCGTGGTCGGGTTGGCCGGCCGGCTGGTCGACGCCGAACTGGCAGACACACCTTGACGACCTGGTGGACACGGCCTGGGCGTGTTTGGACCTGAACGCGTCCGTTCTGGCGGCGATGCCGGTGTATCGGCTGCGAAACGGGCAGATCATCGAACCTTTGAGCTGGATGATCAACCCCGATCCGGACATCTACACGTCGTGGGAGGAGTTCGCCAAGCAGCTTTTCTGGGACTACCAGCTTGGCGAGGCGTTTGTCCTGGCGGTGGACTACGACTCCAACATGCGACCGTCCCGGTTCCGTGTGGTGCCGCCGTGGCTGGTCAACGTTGAGATGGACGGTGGCCGCCGCAGGTACAACATCGGATCCGTCGACGTCACCGAGGACATCCTGCANATNCGCTACCGGTCGACCACGGANAGCGCCCGCGGGCTGGGGCCGCTGGATGTGGGCCGGGCGAGGCTAGTCGCGTCGAAGCTGCTGAACCGGTACATGCAGCAGGTGGCGGAGACGGGCGGAATCACCCACGAGTGGATCACGGTCGACAAGCAATTGACACGACCCCAAGTGGACGAGTTGCGTGAGCAGTACGTGGCGTCACGACAGAAATTCCCCGGCTATCCGGCGATCCTGGCTGGCGGGGCAACGTTGAATCAGGCAAAGCAGCCGAACGCGAAGGATATGGCGCTGTTGGAGCTCGCGCAGTTCACCGAGGCGCGTATCGCGGTGTTGTGTGGGGTGCCGCCGTTCTTGGTGGGGCTGCCGTCCGGTGGCGACTCGCTGACCTATAGCAACGTGACGTCGTTGTTCGATTTCCACGACCGGGCGAGCCTGCGGCCGAAAGCTACGGCGGTGATGAAGGCCCTGTCCGGGTGGGCGTTGCCGCGCGGCCAGGCGGTGGAGCTGAACCGCGACGAGTACAGCCGCCCGGGGCTGAAGGAGCGCGCTGAGGCGTACGCGAAGCTGGCGGAGATCCCTAACACGATCACCGGCGCCGAGATCCGGGACATGGAGCGGCTGCACGGCCGGGTGTCGGCGCGGGCACTCACAGGAGAGGACGAGCTGTGACTGTCCAGGTTGCTNTTGAGCTTCGCGAAGCCTCTGTAGCCGAGGTCAAGTACGCGCAGCGGCTGATCGAGGTGATCGCGGTCCCTTACGAGCGGCCTGCGAAGGTCCGATACCGCGGCCAGATATGGAACGAGGTGTTCGAACGCGGCGCGTTCGACGGCATTGAATCCCGCGAGGGGAAGGTGCGCGCTAACCGCGACCACGACCGCACGCGCACCGTCGGCAAGGTCGTTAAATTTTGGCCGTCCAGGGCCGAGGGTCTTGTCGCTGAGGTACGCATCGCACAAACCGCACTTGGCGACGAGACGTTGGCGCTCGCCGATGAGGACATGCTTTCGGCCAGCATTGGGTTCGGCATCAAGCGTGGTTCCGATGAGGTACTTGAGAAGCGAACCATGACCCGTCGCATCAAGCGGGCGTTCCTCGACCACTTGTCGTTCGTCGAGTCGCCCGCATATGACGATGCGCAGATCCTGGCTGTCAGGGACCCGCGTGAAACCCAAAGTGGGCTGACGCTGGCCGCAGACCTACCCAAGCTTGATACTCCATACTTGGACGAGCTGATTGAGTGGCACCGCAACTGGCGCCGCTGACGCTCGTCGCCTAGCGCTGTAGGGCGCTCGCTGGCCGAGAGGGCCGATCTTCACCGCCGCAGGGCGGTCGCTGGCCGAGAGGGCTTGTTGTAACGGACCTATCTTTGGGACATCTAGGATAGGAGCCCTCAAATGAACAAAGTTGACGCGATGATCGCGCGTTTGGAGAAGGAGATTGCGGAACGCGACGCGTTCATTCAGGGTGTGATCGGCGCCGCGCAGGACCAGGAGCGTGACCTGACGGAGAACGAAAAGGAGTTGACCGCCGAGGCACGCAAGCGGATCGAGGCGTGCACCGAGCAGCTGGAGACCCTGTACGAGGCGCGCGAGCGGACCATGAAGGCTCGCGAGCGTGCCGCGGCCGTCCAGCGCGAGCTGGCCCGCCGGCGCAACGAGGTGGACCACGGTCCGATCGAGTACCGGTCGGCCGGCGAGTATGCGCTGGACCTGTGGCGGTCGTCGCTCGGGGGCCGGGAGGCTGCCGAGCGGCTGGAGATCTTCCACC